CCATGAGTTACATGGAGGACCAGTTCGTTCTCCACTCACCAAAGGAGGTCCTGTCTTGATGCGACGAAAGTCGCGACAGCTTCCGTTTCCATTAGGGACCGGAAGGCTACTTAATGCATCTGGGGAAACCCAGGTCATGAACGTAGGTGACATCCTTGGTAGTCAGGTAACTGACTCAGAAAACCATCACTGGCCCATTCGTGAGCTCAGTGATGAGGGGGGTGAGTTCTTCACTCAGAAGAAGTACGTCGACGGTGAGATGTTTAATGTCTCAGCATCTGCGTATGACGATGTCAACAAGAGGACCATTAAGTATAACGGTCCGATTGTTCCATTGTCCCCACCCTGGACCAACTATTTTCCGCCGGCGATGAATTCGTCGGACGCCGAACTTATTAAGATCGGCACGGATGCAATAGCAAGGTCCAAACCTACCAACAGCGTTGCCAACCTGGCTGTTGCCCTGGCTGAGCTGCTACGGGAAGGAGTTCCCCGCGCAGCCATTCAGTCATGGGAGAAGAGGATCGATTCGCGCCGAAGGGCGCGGAACGATAAGTCGTTCGGAGCTGACGCTTCGGACGATTTCCTCAACATTCAGTTCGGTTGGAAACCACTCTTAGGCGAGATCTCTGATGTCGCCACCGGTGTCCTCAAGTCTGACGCTTTGTTGCGTCAGTACGAGAGAGATGCCGGTCGAGTGGTACGCCGCCGTTGGAGTTTTCCGGAGACCAAGACGGTAGAGTGGGAGCATACGCCGACAAATAACTCGAGGCCTTATTACAGCCCCGGGCATTTTAGGCTAAACTCCCCAACCGTCGAAGGTGGGCTATACAAGACCAGGACCTTTTCGCAGAGGCGATGGTTTTCTGCAGCCTATTCGTACCACCTCCCCCCTTATTGGGAGGAGCTGGGCGACGTGGCTCAGAAGGCCAAGCACCTGCTAGGGGTAGAACTTACCCCGGAGGTCATCTGGAACTTGGTACCCTGGAGTTGGGCGATCGATTGGTTTTCGTCCCTGGGTTCAGTAATTTCGAACCTTGAGGACATGGCCGATCAGAGCCTGGTTATGCGTTACGGGTATCTGATGGAACATACCATCGTTAAAGATACCTATACACGGGTGTATAACACACCACCCCTTAATGGGATGGTGCCACCCGTCTTCTCTCACAGCATTACTTTCGTCACAGAGACGAAGCTGCGGAAGAAGGCTAACCCGTACGGGTTTGGCGTATCCTGGGATTCTTTGTCGAATCTCCAGAAAGCCATTCTCGCGGCGATCGGAATTACCCGTTCGTCACGTTAGATGACGTAAATGCGTCAAAACGCCAACGAAGGGGCCAATCTAGGCCCTAGGAGTGATGCCCATGTCGTTCACCGACCCGCTGTCTGTCACCATCTCTGGCTCTACCGTGGCGCTCCCCCGCATCAGCGTGGGAGACGACCGCAGTGAGTACCAGTCGGGTGACGGACTGATCCGTCTGACCGCTTCCCACGATTACGGGAAGCGGACCCGGCGGATGCTCCGGATCGACACCTCGAAGTTGACCGCGGACCCGTTCAAGCCTGCGGAGAACGTGCGAGTCTCGATGAGTAACTACATCGTGTTCGACACGCCTCCCGCCGGCTACACGGCCGCAGAGGCCAAGGCCGTCTATGACGGCTTTAAGGCCCTGCTTACGGGAACTTCGGACGCGATGATCACCAAGCTGCTTGGCGGCGAGTCCTGATCGGACATCCCCGCCGGAGGGCTTCTGCTCTCCACAGCGTGGTGCTCGTTGCGTGCATCAGTCACGGTCCATGGTAAGTGGATGGCGTAATGCCAGACACATCCGAGGACCGGCCCCACAGGAGAGAAACAACTCCTGGGAGGCGCCGTACCGACGTGGACGCAGGTGACCTCACCAGCAAAAAGCTGGTGGTGTTTACCGTAATCCTCGTTGATGCGGTCTATCTGATCGGTGATGCCCTCTTCATTGGACATAATTCATGTCTATAGAAGCGGGAGTGAACCGACTCCAGATCCAGGTGATTCACTATCCAGGCGGCGAGGATCATGAATATGATACTCGCTCTCTGATGGTGGTTTACCTGCTAACGTCGGAAGACCCGACGATGGAAGAGCGACTTGCTCTCCAGGCTTTTCTGGCCGCCGTAAAAGGCATCCAGAAACTCCGCCCTGAAAAGAAGCGGAGTAAGCCATGGAGGCGTAAGTCCTCCTGATCCGGATTGGGCTACCTGTCCAATCCCATTAAACACAACATGGGAGCAATCCCAAAGGAGACTCGATATGAGCGATTCCCAAGGGGTAACTCCCCTCCAGAAGTGCGTTGAGGTCCTTCACTTCCTCCAGGTCCAACCGGACCTGGAGATCGTGATGGTTCAGCGCAAGCTCACGATAAGCGAGCTGAACGACGACCTGCCGGCGTTTACCTACCTCATGGAGAGGTTGGAAGACTCCGACAAGAACCGTCTGTTCCTCTGGCGGTGGCTGTACAACGTCGATAACATCGACGTCTTGGCACCCACCGGTTGGAGCATCTAATGCAATCGCATATGATGCGGGATTGCAGGTAGTATGACGACAGGGCTAGGGATTCGAACCCTCCAGAAAGGAGGCTCGATGAAAAGCCTGACGTCACTCTGGTCCTGTACGGCGGATGAACTTGCCGTACGATGCTGCACCAGCGCCACTCGTGACATAAAAACTGTCACGAGTCGGGTTGAACACGAGGGACTATGGTTTCTAGCCGTAGTCCTGGCGGACCTTGGGAAGACCATCCAAAAATGGTTGGACCAAGGTTTCGTCGGTCCCAGCTCTGATGCCCCGAAGTTTAATTGGGATCATCAGAGAGGTCGCCCCCGATTTCTCGGAGGGTTCCTGGACCGTGTGTTCGACCCTAGTAGTGGCGCACTTTTTGATGAGCCGTGCATCGAAGCAATCTATGCTATTCGTCAGCTAACGCTGATGTTTAGCAAGATCGCCCTTCCTTCCGCGTCCCAAGAGGGGCGTGGAACTCGGGTTGTTACCCCCGAGCGGGAGAAGCGAGCGATGCTCGACTTTATCAAATGTGAGCAGGATGTTCGGGAATCAGATAAGCGCTTGGATCCTCTTTACCTAGAGGACTTTAAGCGTATCTCTGATATGCTATACGGAGAGATGTTTGCCCGAGTTGACAGAGATGTCTTCTGGGGTAGACTCGTTCCGAAGCACGGTCCAGGCGCTGTCGCTGACAAACTTTCCAGTAATGGAAAGTGGAATCAGCGGTCCTGGACCGCCCGCCTTGACAGCGCTCAGCTGTCACATAGGCAGATGCTTTCATCGAACTCGCGGAGTTATTTTGCCGCGGGTATCGAGAAGCAAATGAACATCCTCGAACCCGGTTCCGAGGTACCCGTAAGGGTTATCACGGTTCCTAAGACAATCAAAACACCTAGGAGTATCGCCATTGAGCCAACTGCGATGCAATATGCGCAGC